CGGCGGGGCTGAGACCGTGCTCGAGGTCGGCTGCGGCGAGGGGATCGGCGCGAGGATCCTGGCGGCGAACCGTCACGAATACCTCGGGATTGATATCGACGCCGACGCGATCGAGGTCGCCATGGGTGCCGCTGACGTTGGAGACTGGTTCGTGGACTTTGCGTGCACCGACCTGGTCGATCTGCGTGTTCCCTATGACGCCGTCGTCGCGCTCGACGTCATCGAACACGTCGCTAACGGAACGGCCTTTGTCGCCGGGCTCACTGATCGGCTGGGGTCAGACGGCGTCTGCGTCATCGGCACGCCAAACGCGCGCTTCGATCACCTGGCATCGCCGGCCAGCCGCGCGGGCCATGTCGCGACCTACACGCATGACGAGCTCTTCGAGCTCATGGAGCAGCACTTTCGCGTCGTCCAGTCCTTCGGCATGCAAGACACCGCGCTCCATCTCGGACACCCCGAGGCACGCCACTACCTGCTGATGTGTGGGATCGGTCCGCGTGGCTGAGCGATTGACGGGGCCGTCGATGTTGGGACTCGTTGGCGATCGCTCCGGCCCAAGCCTCTGGCGCGTGCTCCAGCCGTTCACGGCGCTCCAGGCCGCGGGCTACCCGTGCGGCTGGGATCGGAAGGACGCGCCCGGCATCGGAGAGATCGCGCCCGCCTTCGACGGCTTCGTGCTGCCGCGCATGTCCTGGCCGCCACCGCAGCGTCGGATCGCCGAAGCCTGGTTCGCAGCTCTCCGAGCGGCCAGGCGCTTCGTCGTCTACGATGCCGACGACGACGTCTTCACCAGCCAACTGTCGTTCCGCACGATCGAGCTGGGCTGGTCGGAGGGCAAATCCTTCCCCGAGCTCGAGGCTGAGCGCTTCCAGCGGATCTGGGCGATGCAGCAGTGTGACGGCGTCACCGTCAGCACGCAGCGGCTCGCCACGGTCGTCCGTAGCTACACGGACAAGCCCGTGATCGTCGTCCCCAATGCGATTGACGTTCCGTGGTTCCGGCGCGTTCTGGGGGTCACCACGAGAGCGCAGCACGGCCTGACGATCGGCTGGGCCGGCGGGCGTCGGCCGGATGCGGATCTGGCGCCAATGGCCGTAGCCTGGGGGCGGATTGCAGCTCGGTTTCCCGACGTGACGTTTGTCATCCAGGGCCATGTGCCGGCCATCGTCACGGCCAGCGTGCCGGCTGAGCGCCTGGTCATCCTGCCGTGGATGCCGCTCGAGCAGTACCCGGCCGGGCTCAAGGAGATCGACATCGGCTGCGCGGCCGTCACCGACGATCGCTTCAATCGCTGCAAGTCGAGGATCAAGGCGTATGAATACGCCGTCGCGGGCGCGGCCGTGGTCGCGACGCCAACCGTCTACGGCGCCATCATTGACCACGGCCAGAACGGCTACCTGGCAGAAACCGCCGACGCGTGGGAGCATGCCCTCTCGGTGCTGGTCTCGCGGCCGTCGCTGCGCTCGATGGTCGCTCGGCGGCTGCTGCGCCACGTCGAGCGGCGGTGTTCTCTGACAGCGAACCTCTGGCGCTGGCCGGCAGCCTGGGCGACGATCGCCGAGGATGCGCGGAGCCGGCGGGGAAGGCTGGTGGCGGTGTGAGTGACACAGCCTGGGGCTGCTGCGACGGCTGCGGCGTTGCGATCCCCGAGTCTCAGCGCGGCTGTCATGCCTGCTTCGAGATCTGGTGGCAGATGAAGCCGTTCGTTGAGGATCGTCTCTGCGCGATGTTCCCCGAGCTCGGTCGGCGCGCAGTCAGAGCGATGCTCTACGCCGTGCCATTCGGGGAGCTCGTCAAAGGGGGCGACGAGGCGGCAGTCGGACGTTGCGTTCGCTGGGTGGAGCAGGCGCACGACAGTCAACTGACGAATCAGCGCAATGTAGGCAGGGGGACGCTTGCCGCGATTCGGTGCTCCATACCCAGACGCCCGGACAGCAGCCTGGTCTGCGAGCACTGCGGTGGGACTGGAAGGGTGAGCCGTGGCCGCCTCGTCGTGGCGTGAGCCCGTAGCCTGGCGCGCGATCGCCGAGGATGCGCGGACCCGTTCGACTGCGCTCAGGGGGCGAGAAAGGCTGGTGGCGGTGTGATCGAGGAGCGAGGCGGCATCTGCGACGACGTCGCGTACGGCCCCGGCTGCGACGACTGCTCCGGGCTCGGCGCCGAGTTCTGCCACGAACCGTCCTGCGACAGTGACTTCTGCGTTGGCAATGGCGACGAGCACGCCTGCGCGGGCGCGTGGCTCCCGTGCGCATCGTGCGGAACGATGCGGAAGCTGGCCTAGCCGTGGCCGCCTCGTCGTGGCGTGAGCCCTCTACGGCCGAGGTCAAGGCACCGCCGCGTGAGGCGCGCTGCTCGCAGTGCGGCGGCTGGATGATGACGCTGCCGGCTGGGACCAAGTGGGCACGAGGCCGCTGCGGGAATCGGCGCTGCCCGAAGTACGGCGAGGGCCAGACCGTCCACTTGCGCGGATAGGCGAGTCGGCGTAGACTGGTAGCCAATCGAAGACCTGCGGGCGTTCGGCGCCCCCATCTTCCGCACTTCTGTTGCGCGGGGAGAGGGGCGTTTTGCATGTCGCTCGAGTACAAGAGCATCCCATTCGCGGTCAAGGCCGCCGAGCGAGCCGCCGACGACACCGGCTGGGAGATCGCCGGACTGGCCTCGACGTGGTGGGGCGAGCCCGACGCCTACGGCGACGTCGTCCAGCCGGGCGCGTTCGCCGCGTCGATCGCCGAGCGGCCGACCAAGTTTCTCTACGAGCATCACACGCCGATCGGCAAGCAGCTCGAGATCCGCGAGACCGACGAAGGGCTCTACGGTCGCTGGTCGGTCGTCGACACGACGGTCGGCACCGACGCCTACAAGCTCGCCAAGGCCGGCGTCCTCGATAGCTTGAGCATCGGCTACATCCCGCTCGAGTGGGAGATCCGCGGCGATGGCGCTCGCGTGCTCCAGAAGTGCGAGCTCTACGAGGTCTCGGCCGTCGCCATTCCGGCCAACACCAACGCCGTGATTACCGCCGTCAAGCGTGCCTCGCCGGAGCCCAGCGAGCCGGGTGAGCCGCATCTGAACCTGAGCCGCGAGCTGCGCCGTCGCCGCCTGGCGCGCCACGGTATCGCCAACCTGAGCATCACATCTGATGCGCATCACATCTGATGCTGGAGCCACATCATGAGCCAGCCACAGCCAGCCGCACCCGACCAGCAGCGCCCGCCACGCGAGCCCCGTGAGCGCCCCGAGCGCGACCCGCGAGCGCCGAAGGATCCGGTAGCTCCGGCCGAGCCCGCGACCGAGCCCAGTCCTGAGCCGCCGTCGAAGGACCCGAACCAGCCGGCGACGGCGCCCGACGAGGAGGCTACACCGTGAGCATGACCATCCCCGAGGCGCACGCCGAGATCCGTCGGCTCTATGACGCGGCAGCGGCGATCGAGAACAAGTACCCGTCAGGGCTGACGCAGGCCGACAGCCCCGAGGACTTCGCCGAGGCGAAGCGCCTGCTCGGCGAGATCGACGGGCTCGAGGACACACTGTCGGGGCTCGAAGAAGCCGACGTTCGGAAGCGGCGTATTCTTGACAACCAGAAGCGGCTGCGCCAGCCCGTCAACGGCCACACCCAGCCGACCGACGATGGGCCGGCCAGCCAGGCGCGGCGCCCGTTCGGCAGGCAGTTCATCGAGTCCGACGAGTACAAGCGCGCGCTCGATTCCGGCGTGCTGCACAACCCGTCGACGCGCGTCGAGCTCGGCGTCAAGTTGGACGGCTCGCTCCTCCGTGAGCTGCTGCGCAAGGCGCTCGTCCACTCCGGGTCCGGCGTCGGCGGGGCGACCATCCAGCCCGACCGCGTCGCCGGGCCTGAGTACCTCTGGCGCCAGACCACGCTGCTCGATCTGATTCCGACGTCGGCTACCACGTCGAACATGATCGAGTACTACGAGATGACCCTCTCAACCAATAACGCGGCGCCGGTCGCCGAGGCGACGCTCACGACCGGCACGAGCGGCCTCAAGCCAGAGGGCGCGATCGGCTGGGCGCTACGTCAGCTCGCGGTCTCGACCATCGCTGAGTGGGTGCCAGTCACGAATCAAATGCTCGCCGACTCGCCCGCCGTGCAATCGATGATCGAGAACCAGCTCATGACGCACCTGTCGCTAGCGCTCGAGACCCAGATCATCAGCGGCAACGGCACGGCGCCGAACCTGCTCGGCATCCTGGCGAACCCGAACATCCTGACGACCGGACTGGGCGCCGGCTCTGGATCGGCGGCCGACGCCGTCTACCACGCCATGACCGCGGTGATGGTGACCGGGCTCTCGAATCCGACCGCGTCGGTCTGGAACCCGCTCGACTTCGAGGCGGTGCGCTTCTCGCGCGAGACGGGTGCGTCCGGCGGCGCCTATCTGATGGGACCGCCGAGCGTGGCCGGCCCGACGACGCTCTGGGGTCGTCCGGTGGTGCTCTCGATCGGCGTCCCGGCTGACACGGTCGTCGTGGCCGACTTCACCCAGATGACGCTGTACGACCGTGAGCAAAGCGCGGTCCGTGTGGTCACGATCAATGACCAGCCAGTCCGCAATATGTCAACGCTGCTGGCTGAGCTCCGCGCGGCGTTCGCGCTGTTCCGCCCGACGGCGGTCTGCCGGGTCACCGGGGCCTAGCCCCATGACGACCTACCGGGTGGGAGCCGAGGGAGCAACCGTCTTTACCCCAGACGGTGAGCCGCTCTACGTGCTCGCACCCGGCCAGGTCGTCGTGCCCGGCTCATCGTCGATGCCGGGCTCACTCGCGCAGCAGCACGCCCTGGAGAGGCGGCGAAGCCGAGAGGCTCCAGGGTATGCGGGGCCGCGCCCCGACACCGAGAAGCGGCGCCGTGGCTACGCCGACAAGCGCGTCGCCGCCGAGCGCGACTACGAGGACAAAGCCTGATGGCCGTTGCCTACACCGACCCGGCCAGGATCGCGGCGCAGCTTGGAGCGGTGTTCACGCCGGAGCAGGAGGCGCGGGCGCTGGTCGTCGCTGATGGCATCACGGCCTGGATCGACCAACGGACCGGGCGGTCCTGGCAGGCAGATCCCGGCACCATCGCCGGCGAGCTGCACCAGCTCTATACCGACAGCGTGACCCTGGCGTCGCCGCCGGTCTCGGCGATCACATCCATCGCGGTCCATCCGGGCTCGGCCGTCGGGGCCTGGCAGACGCTCAACCCCGCTGACTACGCGCTCTTCGACCCGAGCCGCGGCATCGTCTTCCTGCCGCACGGCTACGCGGGGCAGTGGGCGCAGGTCACGTACACCAGCACCGCGGCGGGCCCGCCGGCCGACATCGAG